CAGGTAATAGAAACTCATTCTTACTAAACTGCGGGGTATATGTAAAAGCACGTTTTGGTGAAGCCTTTGCAGATAATCTACATGCGCTAAATAACGCTACGCTTGACCCATTAGACTACGCAGAAATGGACAAAACTGTCATAGCTTCTTTAAACAAGAAGGAATACCATTACGCTTGCACATCGCCGTTGTTAAAAACAGTTTGCAATAAGGAAGTATGTAGAGAGCGCAAGTATGGCGTAGGTGGGCAGTTTATTAGTGATTTTGAGTTTGGGCAGTTGACAAGGTACACAGGCGAAAACGATGATGATGAGTATTACATTTGGAAAGTAAACGAAACAGATTTTACACTATACGGTATAAACGATCTAATAGGTCAAGAGCATTTCAGGATGTTATGTGGTAGCAAACTCAACAAGATACCAAACAGACTTAAAGAACACGTTTGGATAAAGATTGTAAACACGGCACTTTCAAATGTTAAAGTTGTTGATGATGAGCTTGGTATGGGTATGTCAGATAAATCACATTGGCAAGATAAAGTTAACGAGTTCTTATCAACCAGAAAAGCGTTAAGACCGTCACAGTTAAACGAAGGGCTTGTGTATCTTAAAAAAGATAAGCTTTATTTTAAGCTGTCTACATTGCAAGAGTTTTTGTTACAGACACAAACTTTAAGAAGTATATCCAAAAATCAGCATAGAAGTTTACTGCAAACTTACGGAGTACATAGAGGCACTATAAGAGTAAACAATGTACCCGCAAGCTTTCATTATGTTGTATTAACTGACCAGCATAAGAAAGGGCGGTTAGTTGATATAATGGAGAACCCCGAAAAAGAAATTGAAGAAGCTAAAAAGAAAGTTATAAAAGAGAACGATTTTGAATCATTATTAAACTTTAAAGAGGAGGAAAAGTTCTAATGGAAAAGAATATTACAGAAGAAGACCAGGCTATATTAGCAGAGATTGATAAGCGTTCTCATGAAGAGATGCTTAGACTCTGGCGTTTTGCGCCAGTTGGTCACGTTTATTTTGACTCTAAAAAACATTATGCAGAGCACTTTCTAAACATATTCAATGCGTTCGGGGCGTTTAATCCAACTATTTCAAAGAAAGTAGGATGGGGTAATGATTAAGCACACAGTGTTTGGACCACCAGGCACAGGTAAGACGACACACTTAATGTCGCTTATACTGGAAGACCTGAAGACAACAGAACCTAACCGTCTTGCCTTTGTCTCTTATACAAAACAGGGAACATATGAAGGAGCGCGCCGAGCACAGGAAAAATTTAAACTCAAAAACGCTGATATACCCTTCTTTAGAACAATACACTCCCTATGTTTTAAAGAACTTGGTATGCGTAAGTATGACATGTTTCAAGAAAAACACTACAAAATATTTTCAGAAAAGACCGGGATTCCATTCTTAGGTTACTATACGCAAGATTTTAACAGTCCTAACGACGCGTATCTACACGCAATAAGTATGGAGCGCCATAATCCGGAGTTAGCCTTGAAGATGTCTAAGAACATGAACGCAAAGAAATACGAATATATAAAAGATAATTATGCGCGTATAAAGCAGCAGCTTGGCATAAAGGATTTTGACGATCTGTTGGTAGACTATTTGGTGTTATGTAAACCTTTTGATATAGACACAGCGTATATTGACGAAGCACAAGACCTTACACCATTGCAATGGCAGGTTGTAATGCACATGTTTAAAAACGCTAAAAAGATTGTTATTGCAGGTGATGACGATCAGAGTGTTTACGAATGGGCGGGTGCGGATACCAAATCTTTCTTGGCGTTCTCGGAAGAAAGTACGATCCTAAACCATAGTTATAGATTGCCTGAGAAGATTAGAAGATTAGCGTCCACTATATCAGATGACATAACTGTAAGAAAAGAAAAAAAGTTTGAGTCTAACGGTGAAGAGGGCTCCGTGTCAAGAGCTAAAAGTATTAGGGATGTTGATATTAAAGGGGGCGAGCTTATACTTGCAAGAACAAACTACAAGTTACATGAGCTTGGAAAAGAGCTTGAAGAACGGGGCATATACTATATAAAGAAAGGTTTGCCATGTGTTAATCCTATGATATTAAAAGGAATAAAAGCTTATATCGCTTACCTTAAAGAAGACGAGGATATAAAAACAGTAAAGCAGTATGGTAACCTTTTCAGCAGGGTAGACAAGGACACTTCATGGCGTGATGCCATAGTTCAGTCAAAAGACCGTATAGTCTTTTATGACAAGCTTTTTAATGGCAATGCTTTAGAAAAAGAGGCTGTCAAGCTTGAGACATTCCACAGCGCCAAAGGTTCGGAAAACGATCATGTAATTGTGTCACCTGACTTGTCTGCCAGAGTTTCAGGGGAATTTGACGAGCAGAGGGATGCTGAATTACGCTGTTTGTATGTTGGGTTGACCAGAGCTAAAAAGAAACTGACCTTTTTGGCTCCAAAGTGGGATAGAAGTTATCCGTCAAAATATTTTAGATTGTAATGTGCATTACAAAGGAGCGCCCCATGAAAAATTCTATGATAGGTTTAACATTCGTCATATTCAATATTTCTACGATTTGGATAGCAGCGTACTTTTTCTTATTTTTTAACAACACTTGGATGGAGATTCCGTATATTTTATCTTGTACGTTTATTTGGATGGTGCTGGTGTATGTAAGTTTAGCGGTTTGTTTAGATAACTTTGACGGTATATAAAATTAGAAAAAAAGGATATAAATATGAGGTTAATATGCTGGTACTGCCATAAACGAGTAAGTTCCGAACTTCCAGAACATACAGTATTTAGAGCAATAGCTGTTTGCCCCGAATGCTTAAAAGACTCTGTAGAAGCCGAAGACTTACAAGTAGAGTTGGAAAACAAGGAGAAGGAGTCTAAATGACACATATCACAGAACAAGATATAAACCTGTATAAGCGTACTCCAAAGTTAGCATTAGACATTGAGACATATGATCCTGAACTACCAGACAAAGGTCCAGGAACACACAGAGGACAAGGTTTTATATGCGGTGTAGGTATTGGAGCAGAGACAGTAAATGGAGATAAGACGCACTATTTGTCTTTTAAGCATCCAGATACGCCAGCAGATGAGCGAGCAAAAAACCGTCTAATTATAGCAGACATATTAAAGTCAGATAACCGTAAACTCGGAGCTAATTTAAAGTACGATATTGAATGGTTGAACCATGAAGGCATCACAGTCAAAGGTAAATATGACGATGTGCAATTAGCAGAACCTTTGCTTGACGAGTATGCAAGGTCATACAGCTTAGAGAATTTGGCAAAAAAGTATTCTGTTAATAGAAAGCTGACAAAAGTATTAGACGACTATAACACAATAATGGGTTGGCAAGGAAAAGCTATAACAAATATTTGGCGTATGCCTGCTAAAGTTGCAGAGGAATATTGTACAAACGATTTAATTCTTCCATTGGAAATATTCACAAAACAGAAGATGGCATTAGAGCGTCAAAATCTTTACAATCTTTACGAGATGGAGCGCGACCTTACGCCATTGTTACTACAACTTAGACGTAACGGTGTCCGAGTGGATGAGAGGCGTTTAGCAGATGTGACGAAGTTTGTATCTAATGAGCATTGGAAAGTTAAACAAGATTTAATGTCGTGGGCAGGTTATGAAATTAACGCTAACTCAACAACGCAACTTGCAAAAGTTTTTGATTACAAAGGTATACCATATCCAAGAAAACCACCCACGGAACATATGCGTTTAAAAGGAGTTAAGACAGGCAATCCTCAACTTGATAAGATTACGCTTGAAGTTCTATCGGTCAATTATCCTATATGCAAAAAGATACTTGAGTATAGACATTGGGACACTATGATTAATCTATTCTTATGGCCTTACAGCGAAATGATAACAGATGGCAGGCTGTACTGTCAGTTCCACCCATTAAGGTCAGACAGCTATGGTACAGTGTCAGGACGCTTTTCCTCGTCTAAACCTAACTTACAACAAGTTAGTGCTAAGAGTGAGGACGGCGAAGATGGAGAATATGAAGACGATTCAGAGTACTCAGAAATGAAGGGTAAGCTACTTCGACAGTTATTCATACCAGAGGAAGGGCATCAATGGGGTAAGTCTGACTATTCTCAAATAGAATACAGGTGCATAGCACACTACGCGAAGGGTAAAGGCGCAATTGAGTTAAGAGAACAATACAACCACGACCCTAAAACAGACTTTCATAAGTACATTATGGATTTAACAGGATTCGATAGGCGCAATGCTAAGAGACTCAATTTTGGGGGCGCCTTTGGTATTGGCGTACAGTCGGCTGCGCGTTTATTTGGTTGGACAATGGAAGAAGCAGCTACATTTATGGAGACATATCACAAGGCCGCTCCGTACATTAAAGAAACAAGAAATGTTGTATCCAGTGTAGCCAGTCAACGTGGATATATATTTACAATTCTTGGGAGAAAGGCCCGTGTACATCCGAGCAGGAAACTGCATTCAATGTTCAATAGGCTTATACAGGGTAGCGCAGCGGATTTGTTCAAGGCTGCAATGTTAGCTGCTTACAGCGCCGGTGTTTTCAATACCCTAATACCTCATTTATTTGTTCATGACGAGGTTGACAACAGCGTTCCTAAAACAAAAGCCGGAGCTGACGCTCTTGGAGAGCTTGTTTACATTATGGAGAACACAACTAAATTAGATGTTCCAGTTAAGGTCGATACACATTTAGGTAGTAATTGGGCTGAGGCAGATTAATTGTAATGTTGAAACTAATAGGTACACTACTATTTTTGATCTTGATTCCGGCAGCAATTTCATGTGCCGATTTCATACCTGATCCTGTCTATGAGCATATCAGGATTCATGGTTCCGGTATTGACATGACTGGGATATGGACTGGCGGGAAAAGTAATAGGCAGTTAAGAAATAAAAACTTTAAATCGAAAGGAAGGTGAATGATGTACTCCCATTTAAAATTAAACATAGAAAATCCTCAAAACCACTTGTTGATGGCGTTTGTGGTGGGCATGCCTCCGGAAAAAGCAGACAATATATTGGTAGACCATACCGCCATGCTTATGCGAGATCGGCTAAAAGACGCCATGGAAGAAGGCCGACATGGGTGGAACATGCCTGTTGTTGACAATAAAGACTTGATTGACAGAGCCATTAAAAATATATCAAAAGGAGATTACCTCGATGCAATAAATCTTCTCGCAATGGTAACGGCAAGACAAACTATGTTTATTGAGGTTCCGTTTGAATTCCAAAAAGAAAGGTGAATAACGACATAGCGGTTTAAGATAGGTGCTCCGTGTAAGCTGTTTAATAGTTACCAGAGCACCTATCTTAAAAGTCAATTAAACATTTTCAAGTTTTCCAGGATCGTTGGCAATGAACTTTGCTTTTTCTTCCTGGAACACCTTTTCAATATCTTCCTCTGTAGCTCCGTTTGCTTTTGCAATGGCGAAGTACACGCCCAGTGACAATTTCAATAATTCTGCAATAGTTGTTGCATCCATAATTGTATCTCCTATTATAATGTTAATGCTGCGAGTTCATCAATTAGTAGAAACAACTGCGTTTCCGTTTCTACAGAATATGGGCTTGTTCCGCTGATCATGCCGGAGTACAATTCCAACAGCGGGTGCATTTTACTCAAAATATCTTTCTTTACCCGTAGGACTTCCTTTTTGGAATCTGTAAGAGTAACTTCTCTAACTTTTTTCCATTCCCCTGCTTCGGACTGAGAATACCCAGTATCGGTCATATAAGAAGAATACTGAGAATTGTACACGCTGTATGCGATAATGAGTTTTTGTTTTGGAGTCATAGTTGAACTGTCAGTAGTTACACCGCAGCTAACCAGCGCCAAGATAAATACCAATGCCAAACTAAATTTTAATGCTTTCATTTTTTTACTCTCCTTCTTTTGCTCCATTGTTTTCGTCTTTTCCTTTTTTGTCGGAAGAACCGAAAAAGAAAGAAATGATCGTGGTCAACCCAGTCCCAAGTAGAAATCCAATAATAAAATTGACAGTTTCTTTTTTCTCCTGGTTGATTTCAATAAAAAACGACACACCGTACAAATACCCAAACGTCAATAAAACTATCACACCAGCAAAAATCATTCTCTTATCATAATTGTTCATGCTCTTCCTCCTCTTGTATATACCTCAACCTTACGGTCTTGTCTCATAATGATTGCCGTCTGAGAATCGCCCACCCCACCTATTCTGAGGATCAAGGCTTTCCCAATAATCACCAAGAGGCTTATGGTCTTCTGACTTCTTTAACCAAACGCCATCTTTGAATAAGTTTAAATCAATCGCAAGGCGCTTATAGTGCAAAGAATTTTCCTTATGTCCGTCGTGCGCCCACAAGTCGCCTCCGGAAAGTGTGAATCCCAATTCATAAGCGCGTTGAATTAACTTTGATAAATTAAGCATAAATTTTGCTTGAGAGTTCATAATCCTCCTTACATTTTAATGACTGGCGCCCACCCTTTTATGATAGCCAATGTAACTCCCATTGAAACACCTATAGCAGCGCAGATAGATACGACAGAGTTTACCAACCTCCAATTGGAAAGTTTTTTAATATCTTTTTCCATCGCAAAAAAAGTGTCCTTACATGTTGTCGGATGCTCATCTAATCTTATTAGAATATCTTGGCACAGTTCAAATAGCATTCCGAGTTGCACATCAACAGGAGATTTATCAAATAGGTCTTTTGAGTATCCATTTATTGACATTCAGAGATTCCTTAAGTAATTATTGTATAAGTTTAGTGTTGCTGTTAAGGCCATTAAATACGTTTAACAAAGCTACGGTAGCAAATGGCGATTTTGGAACTACTTTACCATCAGGGGATACTTCGCACATACCGTTTCTAAACGATTCTGTAGCTTGTTGATTACCTTCAAGTAACTTCAATGCCTCAAACTGCCAGTGTTCGGACAGCATATCTATACAGTCCTTAATCATGATAGGTTTTCCACCGTCAGTAGGAACAGTATACTCCTTCCACGCCGGGCATCCTTCAGGGGTTGCCGGGGTCCAATAAGATTGAGGGCATCCGGTTTTTCTGAAACATTCAAGCCCACGGATACAGGGGCGCACAGGTTTTTTAGACATCTTCAACTCCTTCAAAAGCTGGAAGAGTTTTTAAATACAGGTATGCTTGGGCCACAAGGTTGCTGTCCTCAAAAATCTTCTTCCTGGAAAAGAAATTATCGTATTCGTTATCAGTTTTAGCTTGAAGCTCTGCGGATTCAATGGCTGATTCATAATCAGTCTGATATTTTATAATATCAGCTTCATATTTTGTCTTTGCCGCATTGTACGCGCTTTGATCAGCTTCGGTGCTTTCTGCATTCCACATTGGCACCATGTCCTCCCGGTCCTTGCATATCTGTGGATATTCCGGAGCAACTGGCAGGATAGTTTTAGCTTCTTTGCTCTGTTGAATCTTTTCTTTTTGGGACAGTGAATATTCAAACGAACTTGGGAATAGTAAAGCTCCATCTTTTTTGTCCAACACAGACAGAGAAAAACCTACTATCTCTTTATCACAATCAATCCAGATGCGCCTGATCTTGGAGTACGTTCCTGTTTTTATAAAATTCTTTAAAGCCATGCTGATCTCCTTTATGCGTATGCGTTTTTAATTGCAGCTATAACAATAGTATAAACTGGATTATATGTGCTTTGAGTGACTGAGTGCGTTAAAGTGGCTGATGGGTTTCCAGTGTTTCCAGTTCCAGCAGCTGCGGTTATCTCAGAAGAGCCACCAGTAGACCCTGTACTATTTGTATATGCTCCACCGTTATTAGACCCCTGAGAACAAGCTCCTGTGACTGCCTCAACCCCTGTAACAGACCAATTACCTTGCATGGGTATGGTGTGGGTGTGCGCAGTAACGGCACTATACCCATGCGTATGACTTGGCCCAGTGTGCGTATGAGCAGCGTGGTTTGCAACCGCAATTGAAGTTGCCCATGACGTTGGACTGTTTGATCCACCTGAGCCGTAGGTATTACCGACAACTAAACTTGCATTTGCTGCCCAATCGGATTTCTTTGTCCAAGACACAGGGGGCGAAGCTTGATTAAACAGAATGGAACAACCTTCAGGTAAAACATTTGCTACCGCCGTTGGAGAAGTAGATACTAAGGTGGAGTCCACATAGCTTTTAGATGCAACTTCCTGATCTTCAGTAGGGTTCGGTACAATAGGTGAAGAACTAAAAGTCTTAACACCTGAAATTGTCTCGTCTTCGGTTGTTCTAACTCGGTTCACGATTGTTAATAGTAGCGACTCGTTTGCTGCATCATTAAGTTCTGTGAATTGAATACCATCACCAGCTACAAGTTTACCATTTAGTATGCCAGGCGTAGTGTCATTAGCTGATACAAGGATACTGTAAACATCCGTATTTCCAGGAACAGGATCAAAAGACGCTATTTGAACATCAGGAACATCGTTTATAGGGTCATTAGAATAGTATACAACCTTATAACCACCAGTTCCAAACACATTTGGACAACGACCTTCGGAATCTAATTGCAGTGGATTTGGGTTAGGTATTGTTTCAAGAAGGTCTGAATACGTGTCTTTAGGCGTACTGGTTGTTTGCGTGGCGTAAAACTGTAGCCAACCGTTTACAAGAGGCTCAAGGACACTTGTTACTGAATTGAACGCAAAGAACTGCTTGAACGCCGGTATTACTCTGGGCATTATTTACCTCCTTAGTACAGCTTACTGTTACTGTATTTACTGTTATATGCGCCTATTTCTTTATCAACCTTTTCATACATAGACTTAATCTTTGGATCAGGGTCTAACATAATTTTCTTCATGTAAGACAAAGCTGCCATCGCACCACCGGAAGGCAGTTTTCCAATGGCTCCTACAGTATTACCTGCTGCAAGATTAGCAAGACCACTTATAACTTGATGAGCTGAAATTATGTCAGTGAAATTAGGTATAGCCTTATTTCCTTGCATGTTACGCGCTTTATGTGCTGATCTTGCAATATCATCTTCTACAGCCTTATACGAGCCATACAAGTTCTTTATTGGTTGATACTGTTCTCCTGTAGCTTGTTGAACAGTATCATCAAGCTTTTTTCTAAGCTTATTAGCAACAAGCGCGTCCACCATAGCTTCTCCAAAGTTGTCTCTACTTGGATTTTGTAAATACGCTTTCTGAGACACGTTTGCAGCGGCAACCGCACGTTGTGCTTCAGTGGCAGAGTATCCGCCCTCTTCGCTACGTTTTAAATATGATTCTGCTTTTTTAAGGGCGTAATTTATAGTTGAAGGATACTCATCTTTTAGCACTTTATCATCTGTTAATTTTAAAAGCTCATCACTTATGTCTTCCGTATCAACTTTAAATTTACCTTTGGCGTCTGTCTCTTTTACAAGCGCGTCAGCTTGTTCAAATAAGTTTATTTTACGTTGATTTACAGCCTCTTGCATTTCAATACGACTTTCTGGCAACTTGGACACTTTATCGCCTTCGATAGTTTCAAATACAAGTTTATCTTTATTTTTTACAGTGTCAACAATAGTATCCAATAGATGGTTATTATACTTTTCAACTTGTGCAACAGTTTGTTTGGTTTTAAATTTTGGAGCTATAGCTTTATTATATGTAGATATTACGCTGTCAGCAGTTTTTGCAGATAAACCCTTAGCTGCTTGTCCAAGGGAAGCTATAGACTTTAATACTCCAAGAGTTGCTACATCTGGCGCAGCCTCTATTCCAGTTGCTACTGTTGCAGCAAGATTAGGATAACCGGCGTCTGTTATAGCTTCACCTGCGCTCTTTGAGGCGCCCTTAGCTATTTCTCCAATAAATCCAGCAGGTGCAGAGGCATTTAACAATTGCTGTCCACCCTGTGTGAAAGGTTTATGCGTAAGCGCGTTTTGAACTATGTTTTTATTATCTTCCGCACGAGATAAAGTTGCATCGGTAGACTCTTTTTCACCACCAAAGAACTCTGCGCCTTTCTGTAATGCCATTGTACCTAAACCTGTAAGCCCTCCTGCTATAGTTCCAATTGGAGTAGTAGCAACGGCAGTACCCGCGTCAAGAACAGGATATCCTTTAGCTATATTAGCTACAGTTGGAATAACCTCCTTAGCCATTGCTTTGTAATCTGTATCAGGTATATCAGTTGACGCATCTGGCGAAATACCCAACATTTGTTGCTGCATAGCAATAGGATTCGGTTGCGTCGGAGTTACCGTCTTAATTTCCTCTGTAGCTTTAACAGGTTGTCTTTCAAACTGAGCCGCATTTTCATTAACATAAGCCTTTATTTCCTCAGGAGTAGTGCCTTCAGAAACTTCAAATTTAGCTATTCTACCATCCGGTAGTTGGACTTTGGCTATGGGCATTATTCAAATCCTATAAATTTTATTTTATTAGCTACTGGTTTAGACGGTGACGTAGCTCCTTTATACTCTGGTAACGCTACTTCTAAATCAAACAGTAAAGAACTATTATTATCTTTAGATTTTATCTGCTTTGCCATAGAGTTATGCGCATTAATTACATTTTTATAAGCGCGCTCATTAATGTCCATTACACGTCTAAGTGATTGTTCGTTCATACTGATTTTTCCACCAGCGATTTTTTCAGCGTACTCTCTATCAGCATCGGACAACCCTGTACCAGAGCCAAACTGTTTTATAACTTCACCAACTTGACGCCCTAAAGCTGCGGAATAAGCTTGTGTGTTAGCTACAGGATCATCAAAAGCTTTAAAACCAAGGCGAGATGACAACGCATTACCTACACCAGTTAAAAATTCAGCGCCGGTTCCAGTTATAATGCCTGAGTCAAGGAGCGGTCTAACTTCGTAAAGGTTTTCTAAACCACTTCTTGCGCCTTTAGCAGCCTCTAATGATGTAGTAGCAGATTTAGCCATCTCTTCTGCTAATTTACCTAAGCCTTTCTCCCCGACATTTACGTTGACTTCCGTTTTGCCTTTGTTTGGGTTCTCTCTACCAGTTAAACCCTCTACAGGTGTTACATACTTCCATCCACCATCGCCAGTATCTACTTTTTGAGGCGTAAGCCCTTTCTCAGCGGGCGCTAATACCTTCATCTGTTGAAGCATACCAACAGCTTTAGTTAAGGCTATAGTTTTTTCTTTTCCTACAGGTAACTCGATAATAGCTTTAATAGCTTCAGACGCGGGGCTTCCTTCTTTAGCGTTCCGCAAACCATACTCAAGGATGTCGTTCTGCTTATCCCCGCTTGCAGCAAGCGCGCCAGCTACGCTAAACCCAACTGCTTGAATTGCGCGAGTATCATTTGTTTGAAATACTTCAGCCAACTGTTTAGCAGCTTCAGGGTCTTGAACTGCATAAGCAGAGTGCGCTGTATTAATCGCTGTTTGATCGCCGCTCTGTACAGCACTAAGCATTGTCTGCTTTGCAGCGTCTTGTTCAGCTTGACGTTTAAGATTCAAACTGCGATCCTCAAGAGCTATATTACGATCTTCCATAGCTGTTTTAAGTGCTATGTTTTTAAGTGCACTGTCTTGCGAATCTTGAAAAGCATCGTTATAACTTTTCAAAGGGTTTGAAGTTACTGGATTCGCAATTAAATTTAATATAGAATTAGCCATTAGATCTCCTTAATACGATTTAGGATCATAGTAAGATTTATACTGCGGTTGCTGTGTAGTTTGTTGATTTCCGTAATAGTTACCTGCGACACCAGCTAAATTACTTACTGTGCTTTGCAAAGCATTAGACTGGCCCAAGGCGGAGGCTGCATTGACATCTCCCTGTGCTAAAGCTAAAGAAGACGCGTTTGTACCTTGTTTAACACCAAGATTGGCAAGAAGTGTGGCTAATTGCATACGTAAATCTGCTTCACCGGTTCCGGCTGCTGTGTAATTATTTGCTACACCTGTCGTAGTACCTTTAGCAATTTCAGACAGATTCGTGCCAAGTGTTTGAGCGTTTCCAGACAATGCAGTTCCGATATTTTGTTGTGCAGTGGCGAGAGCATTACCTGTATTACTTGCGAGATTAGATAAATTAGCTCCCGTTGTTTGATTGACTTCTACACCTAATCCTGTAGCGTCCTGGCCTCTTGTAGCAAGGCTTCTATAATTCTCAAGAGTTCTTTGTTGATCTGTTGCTGCTATTTGCATAGCCTGTTCTTGTAACGCTGTTAGAACACCGCCACTACCTAAACCGCCAATAGCTGCCGAGTTTCTAAGTAAAGACTGCTCCTGTTTCTCCCTTAAATATTTCTGACCAGGAGATTCTATAAAATCGTCTATAGCCGTCTGTTGAGCTTCAGCGCCAAGCGCACCGGACAAACCAGCTTCTTTATTAAGCGCAGCTTCACCAGTCTCAATATAAGGATTCAATAAACCCATTGAAGCATCTCTTGAATCAGTAAGGGCTTTTGATGCACCAGCAAAACCTGTTTGACCAGCTGTATTCGTAGTTGCACCAGGAACATATTTACCGTTACTGTCGTAGTATCCAGGAGATGTTATATTATTACCTAACAATGCTGACGTAATAGCTTTACCAGTATCCATCAGTATTCTATTAGCGTCTCCGGTTGAGCTTTTAAGAATATCGAAAATCTCAAGTTTACCTGATTTTAACTCCGCAGAGCTTTTGTCTAACGCAGATAGAAATGATTTTAAAGAAGGATCAAATTGTTCAAGCACGTCTTGTCGAGCTTGCTCTGCGGATGCTTCTGATAATTGTGTTGCTGTGTCAATTGATTGTGTCTGCGCCTGTGCCGCATCTTTAGAACCTTTTGAAGCTATTAAGCCTCCTGCTATTGAACCTACTGCACCTATAATTGCCGTTGGCATATTACACCTCTCTCATTTCTTCGTAAGTTAGTCCAAAAAGCTCTAAATCCCAAACCGTACCATTTTTTGAATACGCTGATCTCCGTGTCCCTTCATGTACAAAACCAAGCTTTAACACATGGTTTATAACATTCTTATATAAAAAAGGTATAAAACATTCTAATTTTTTACAGGACTGCACATTATCAATAATCCAATGAACAACAGCTTTAGCTGCAAGTAAGCTATACATTTTTCTGTGTTTTTTAAATATTAAAGAGTGTATAGTGTACGCTACAGACGATGTTCTATGAAGTTTGTATGCTCCTATAATTCCAAGTGTATTATGCACCACACCAAGCCAATGTTCATTAAGTACATCGGGTATGCTATCTGCAACACCGTCCTCATGAACGTCCTCCCAAAGAGATTCGTCATGTAGGACAGCATAAGCTACTGCATAATCCGTCAGTCTAATAATTTTTAAACAAGTATCCATCCTTGCGTCCTATCCTTTGCTATACTTTCATCACGTTTGATATACAGAATGTTTCCCGCAGTCCCATCAGTGTCCATATACAGCCTTGTTGAACTGGCTGATACTACTCCTTCAGGAGAGCCGCTACCTGTGATTATAGGCAGTTGTAATAACTTAAGCATCATTGTGTGAAAGCGAGGCTCAACTTTGCCGTCTTTATTGACAATGGGCACAGAAGGATCTAAGTACATTTTATTCATACTCCAATTTTATAAACACAGGTTTAACAGGATCAGACATTTCAAACTTCAACACTGCAAAACGGGTATACCTCCCGTTCTTACGCCAAATGACACGTTTGCTATATTCTCCTACTTTTCCAATAGCGCGTAACCTTGGCGGTCCCCAGGTCTTGCCGTCTTTAGATATAGACAGCGCGACCTTAGGATTAGGTGCATCTTCATTTCCTATACCAGACTCCATAGTAAGCTCTAAAATAGTGCTAACTACCTCTTCTCCACTATTAGTGAAAGGTTGCGAAGAGAACGCACGAATTATAGGTTCATCGTATTCAGTGTAAGCGTCTTCGTTTAGGTATCCAATTCTACCATCAAACAAATCACCAACAATAAGGCGCTCATAAGCTTTTTCAATTGAGCTTACTCGCCATCTACGCGACTCTTCCGCTGTATATGAAGAGCGTTCGTGCCATTTACCTGTACTCAAATTAAGCACAAACGTATGCTCAGGAAACGTAAAGCCCACAAAAGTGGCACCTTTTGATGAGTAAGACCAGCCAAAGCTTTTAGCTAAATCGGTTGAAGAATACCTTTGTATAACGCCGTCTATAACAGGAGTTGAGACCGTAGACATGTCTCCGCCTGTAAAGCCTAATATAGTCACGTTCTCGCGTTTGCCTGCGCCAACCATAAAAAATGTTCCAGCTGCACTTATGATAGAAAAAGGTGCTGTAGAGCCTTTGTCAATATTAACACCGTTACGCAAGAAAGGTTGATACGAGTCTCCCCCAATATTTTGAAAACCTTCAACGGTCTCGCTTCCAACTAAATAGATTTGATTTCGTGTTACAATGGGCGCGGTTATAGTGTCAGGATCACTTTCAGCAGATAAGAAGTCTAAAGCATCCCATGAAGTTCCATCGTTCAATGCTGATAAAATCCATTTTTTAGTGTCTGTATTACAAGCAAAATAACCATCAATAAACACAATCATTTGCGGATTGCCGCTTGCTGTAAAATCTGAGTCAGATATAGTTACAAGTACATTAGTGGACGGCGTATAAATGTACCCGTCTCCCCCTGGAACAAGAATAGCTATTTGCGTAGGGTTGTGTGCTATTGATACCCTACCTGTT